CTAGCGCGGGGAAAGAGCAAGGCGAAAAAGACGACCGAGAAACTTCGGCCCAAAGATCGACAGCTTATGAACGACTTCGTCTCCGACGAGGAGTTCGACCGGCTCCTTCGGGCGTGGTTCGGGAACATCGCCCGTGTGCTGGAGCCGGGCCGGGGTTTCTACATCTGGGGTGGCTACGCCAACTGCGGCAACTATCCGCCGGTCTTGAAGGAGATGAAGCTCTACTTCTCACAGGCGATCATCTGGGTGAAGGAGCACCCCGTCCTCACGCGGAAAGACTTCATGGGTAATCATGAATGGTGTTTTCACGGTTGGAAATTAGGAGCCGCCCACGTATTCCTCGGTCCCAACAACGCCACAGACGTCTGGTCGGTCAAGAAGGTCAACCCGCAGAGCATGGTCCATTTAACCGAGAAGCCGGTGGAGCTGGCCGTCCGCGCGATGCAGTACTCCTCGAGGCCTGGCGAGAATGTCCTCGACTTGTTCGGAGGCAGTGGGTCGACGCTGATCGCCGCCGAGCAGACCGGGCGCAAATCGTTCTTGATGGAACTCGATACCCTCTACTGCGATGTCATAACGCAACGCTGGTCGAACTTTACTGGCAGGAAGCCCGAGAGGGTCCCAAGTGGCGACCGCGTGGCTGTATAAGTTCATCCTGGTCGAGGACCGGGAGAGGTATGAGGCGCGAGGGTGGAAGGTCGTGGGGCGGGGCCCGTGTCTCGGGGGATGGCTCTCCCTGATCGTTAAGCGTAGGCCGTAGATGACGGCGAAGGCCACCTATCCCGTCAACGTCATCGCTAAGCTTCTCGACCTGTCGATCCGCCGGGTTTACCAGCTGACCAATGAGGGGGTTATCCCGAAGGCCGAGAAGGGGCGGTATGAACTCGTCCCTGCCGTCCAAGGGTATATCCGGTACCTGCGGGACCGGGCTATTGGGGCGGACGCACTCCCGGACGAGTCCGCCCGGGCAAGCAGGGCAAGGCTGCTGAAGGCCCAGGCCGAGGCGCAAGAAATGGAGAACGCGAAGGTCCGCGGGGAACTGCTTCCCCGAGATCCCCTCGAGCAGGCAATCGGCGCGGCATTCGGGGTCGTTCGGAACCGGATCCTTGCGATCGACAAGAAATTGCCGATGCGCGTGTTGGGCTGCAACTCCCTTCCGGAAATCCAGGCGATTTCGAGCGAGATGCACAACGAGGCGTTAAACGAGCTTGCAAACTTCGACCTGTCACGATGCGCAACAGGAAGCCATTCGAGAGACGCTCAAGGAGGCGCTTCGGGCTCTGACTCCGCCCCCGAAGTTGAAGGTGAGCGAGTGGGCGGATCGGTTCCGAAGGTTGTCTCCCGAAAGCAGCGCAGAGCCCGGCCAATGGTTCACGACGCGAGCTGAATACCAGCGGGGGATGATGGATGCGGTCTCCGACCCGTCCATCGAGACCGTCGTGATCATGTCCTCCGCGCAGGTGGGCAAGACCGAGATCATCAACAACGCGATCGGGTTCCATATCCACCTGGACCCCGCGCCGATCTTGCTCGTCCAACCCACGATCGAGATGGCCGAGACCTGGAGCAAAGACCGGTTCGCGCCGATGCTCCGCGACACGCCGGTCTTGCGGGGGCTGGTAAAAGACCCGCGCAGTCGCGATTCGGGAAATACGCTCCGGCAGAAACAGTTCCCCCGCGGCCAGATTGCGATGGCCGGCGCTAATAGCCCGGCCTCCCTGGCCTCCAGGCCGGTGAGACTTGTCCTTTTGGACGAGGTGGACCGCTTTCCTCCGTCGGCCGGGACGGAAGGCGATCCGGTAAAGCTTGCGATCAAGCGGACCGCCAACTTCTGGAACCGCAAGATCATCCTCACCTCGACTCCGACGACCAAAGGGGCTTCGAGGATCGAGTCCGCATGGGAGGAGTCGGACCAGCGGATCTATGAGGTGCCCTGCCCGGTCTGCGGCGGCTATCAGATATTGAAGTGGGGGCAGGTCAAGTGGCAGAAGGACCAAAAAGGAAACCCCGCAGGAGTCCGGTACGAGTGTGAGCATTGCAAAGGCCAGCTCACCGAGCGTGACAAGCACCGGATGATCCGCAACGGGCGATGGGTGATCACACGTCCCTGGGCCCTGCGGACCGCGGGATTTCACATCAACGAGCTGTACTCGCCCTGGTCGACGTGGCTTGGGGTCGTCGAGAACTTCCTCGAGGCGAAGAAGCGCCCCGAGACATTGCGGGTGTGGGTCAACACAAGCTTAGGTGAGTCCTGGGAGGAGGAAGGGGTAACCGTCGACGATGTGGCGCTTGGCGGAAGACGCGAGGATTACGGGGTTGGCGATCCTCTCCCCGAAGGCATTTTACTCCTCACCGCCGGTGTGGACGTTCACGACGACCGCCTCGAGGGAACGGTTTGGGGATTCGGGCTCGGCGAGGAATCCTGGGTCGTCCACCATGGGGTCTTCCGTGGGAACCCCGAAACCTCCCTGCAGGTGTGGCGGGACTTAGACGATTGGCTCCAGAAAACGTGGCCGCACGAGAACGGGAACACGCTGCGAATCGCTTCGGCCTGCGTGGATTCCGGCGGGCACGCCACGCAGCAGGTTTACGACTTCTGCCGCAGGCGGGAACCGCGGCGGATCTGGGCGATCATCGGACGGTCCGGGGCGGGGTTGCCGCTCCTCAAACTCACCCCGCGGCGTACCCGGGCGAAGGTGGTGTTGGGGATCGTGGGAACCGATACCGCGAAGGGGCTCCTTTTCTCCCGCCTGGGGTTGTCGGAGTTCGGTCCCGGGTACATCCATTTCCCCCGGGACGTGGACGATGAGTGGTTTAGGCAATTAACCGCTGAGAAGTTGATGACCAAGCACATAAAGGGCATCCCGACCCGGGTCTGGAAGAAGATCCGAGCCAGGAACGAGGCGCTGGACTGCGCTGTTTACGCTTTTGCCGCATACGCATCGCTGAACGCAAACCTCGAGCGGATCGCGCAGCGGATGGAGGCTAAAGGGAAACCGCAGGAACCTCAACCTGCGCAACCGGAGCAGAAACCAATTACCCCGCTGTATCCCCATGTGACGCCTAGGCGTCCTGGTGGCGGGTTTGTCGACAGGTGGCGTTGATGCCAGGGATACACGACACGATCTACGCAGGCGACTCGCTCTCCTGGACGGAATCGGCAGGGGAGTACCCGGCGCCGGCGTGGTCGATGCACTACGCCATACGGGGCGCGTCGATTCTCGACCTTGATGCCACGCCCAGCGGATCGGATCACGCGTTCACGGCGACCGCAGCGCAGACGGGCAGCCTTACGCCAGGTCGATACTCCTGGCAGTCCTTTGCGACCAATGGGGCGGGGGAGCGATACACCATCGCGACCGGAACGCTTACCGTCCGGGCAAACCTTGCGGCACAGGTCGCGGGGTTTGACGGCCGTTCGCACGCGCAAAAGGTACTCGACGCCATCGAGGCGACGATGGAGGGGCGGGCGACCAAGGCGCAAGGCTCCGTACAGATCAACAACCGGCAGATTCAGTACCTAAAGCCCGAGGAACTCGTGAAGTGGCGATCGTTCTACAAGACCGAAGTCGCCCGGGAGAGGAGTGCGGAGAAGGTGGCGCAAGGGGAAGATCCAGGAAACCGGATCCTGACGCGGTTCCGTGATGATGTCTCTCGGGGAGGATGGCCGCTTAACCGTGCCTGGAGGTGGCCGTGGTGAGCATCCTTCGCCGCATCGCCCGCAGGATGGGATTCGTCCATAGGGAGGAGATGGCAAGGGAGAAGCGCAGCTTCGCTGCCGGGAACATCTCGCGCTTGACCTCCGACTGGGTCTTCTACCCGACGACCGCCGACTACGATATCCGCGCGGGGCTTGGCGTAATCCGGGCCAGGGCGAGAGAACTTACGCAGAACGACCCATACGCGAAGGCGTTTGTCTTGGCCTGCCGCAAGAACATCGTCGGCGCTGTCGGGTTCCAGCTGCAGGTCAAGGCGAAGGACTACTCAGCCGGCCCGGACGGGAAAATCGTCGGGAAGCTGGACCGGTTTGCCAATGCGCTCATCGAGCAGGCTTTTGCCGACTGGAGCAGAAAGGGGGTCTGTGAAGTTTCGGGCCGGTTCTCCTTCCGCAAGGTCCAGGCGTTGTGCGTAACCGGGGTGAAAAGAGACGGCGAGATGTTCGTCCGAATGCTAAAGGGCAAGGACCTCAATAAGTACGGGTTCGCCCTCCAGCTTATCGAGCCGGACCTTATCGACGAGCGGTACAACGAGATCCTGCAAAGCGGCAACGTGATCCGGATGGGGATCGAGCTTACCCCGCAGCGCAAGCCGATTGCCTATTACGTCAGGCGGTACCAGCCGAACCTCGGGTGGAACCAGGTTCAGGTAAGCGGCGGGCCGTACGACCGGATTCCCGCCTCCGAGATGATTCACCTATACGACCCCGACCGGGTGGACGCGACCCGCGACGTCTCCCAGATGGCGCCCTCGATGCTGCGCCTGAAGATGCTTGCGGGCTACGAGGAGGCGGCCGTCATCAACGCTCGCGTGTCGGCCTGCAAGATGGGGTTTTTTCGCGATCCTACGGGTGAGGCCGGGGAATACGAGGGCGACGGGAAGGATGCACAAGGAAACAAGATAAGTTCCGCGGAACCCGGGCAGATGGAGGATATCGGCAGGCTCGAGTTCCAGCCCTACGATCCAAAATACCCCGACTCCCAGCACGAGCCGTTTGTTAAGAGCAACCTCCATGGCGTCGCCGCCGGTCTTGGGGTCTCCTACGCGAACCTCTCCACGGATCTATCCGACACAAGCTACGCCAGTTCCCGCACGGGTCTTATCGAGGAGCGGGAGGAGTGGAAGGAAGGGCAGGTCTGGCTTGCGGAGAACCTGCTCGATCCGGTGTTTGCCAACTGGCTCGAGATGGGTTTAACGATGGGGGCGATCGGGAAGCTGCCGCTTGCCAAGTTCGACAAATTCAACGCCCCAAAGTGGTCCGGCAGGCGCTGGCCCTGGGTCGATCCTTTAAAGGACGCCGAGGCGATGCGGGCCTCGGTTGGGGCCGGGTTTAAATCGCCCCAGCAGGTGATCTCCGAGGCGGGCGGGGACATGGAGGATATCTACGAGGAAATCGCGGAGGCCAAGAAGCTGGCCGACGAATACGGCCTTACCTTCGACTATGCGAGCTCCGGCAAGGGCACACAGAAGGACACGTCGGAAGATTCGACGGACACGGGGATGCCACCAGCAGGCGGCAAGCCGAACGGAAAAGGGACGGCCAAGGACGTAAACGCGAACGCGTAAGGCGAACAGAAAGAAAAGAACGGAAAGGGCCGGGAGAAGATCCCCGGCCTTTTTCTTTTGGAGGTAACGCATGGGTACACGCGAGTTTCCGAAGGCGGGGTCTAAAGAGTCCCGGGCGGTAACGATCCAAAAAGAATCCATCAGCGGGGAGAAGCGCACGGTGGATCTGGCTTTTTCCTCCGAGCAGCCGGTTGTGCGCTGGTGGGGGATCGAGATCCTCTCCCACGATCCGGGTGCGATGGACTTAAGCCGCCTGCAAAACGGCGGGGCGGTTCTCTTAAACCACAGCTCCGACAAGCAGATCGGCGTGGTCGAGGATTGCCGCTGCGACCCGGACAAGATGGGCCGGGCGACGGTGCGCTTTTCTCGCTCAGCACTGGGCGAGGAGGTTTTTCGGGATGTCCAGGACGGCATCCGGAAGAACGTCTCCGTCGGCTACTCCATCGACGAAGACCCGGTGCAGCTAAAACCGGAAGAGATGAGCGACGAGCTCAAAAACCTCGCGCTTAAGGAACAGGCGCCAGCCTACCGGATCAATCGCTGGACTCCCTACGAAGTGAGCATGGTCCCGATTCCCGCGGATACGAGCGTCGGTGTCGGGAGGGCTGCGGCTGAGTTCCAGGAGATTTCAATAAGGCGCGACAGCGCCGAAATACAGGCCCCTGTGGCCGAAACGAAGGAGGTACGGGTCATGCCGGAACCGGAAAAGACCGAAAAGACCGTCGACCTGGCCGCGGAGAGGGCCAGGACGCAGAAGGAGGAGAGGGAGCGCACAGCCGAGATAAACGCGCTTTCCTCCCGCCACAACATCCCGACGGAGGTCCGCGACAAGGCGATTTCCGAAGGGGCAAGCATCGAACAGTTCCGCTACACGGTCCTGCAGCACATCGGAACGACCAAGTCTCTCTCGCAGCCCCCTTCCGACCTGGGACTGTCCGAGGGGGACAAGCAACGGTACTCGATCTCCCGAGCGATCGCCGCCGCCATCGTCGGCGACTGGCGGCTCGCGGGCTTCGAACGGGAATGCTCGGAGGCGATCGAGAAGAGGATCTCCAAGGAAGGCTACAACAAGCGCGGCACCTTTTTCGTCCCCTACGACGTGCCGCTTCGCACCGAGCAGCGTGTCTTGACCGTCGGCACGGCCAGCGCCGGCGGGAACCTCGTCGGATCCGCCCTTCGGCCGGACCTGTTCATCGAACTGCTCCGCAACCGCATGCTGGCGACCAAGCTTGGGATCACAATGATCACGGGCCTGGTCGGCAACATCGCCATCCCGAAGCTGACCGGCGCTGCGACCGCCTACTGGGTGGCGGAGAACACCGCCCCCACGGCAGGAAACCAGACCTTCGGACAGGTAACCCTCTCCCCGAAGACGGTGGGCGCTTACACCGACTTCTCCCGGCAGCTTCTCATGCAGGCCACCCCGGCGGTCGACGGGATCGTGCAGGGCGACCTCTCGAAGATCCTCGCCCTGGCCATCGACAAAGGCGTGTTCCACGGCTCTGGGACAAGCGGGGAGCCGAGGGGCGTCGCCAACACCACGGGCATCGGGTCGGAAGCGGGGGCGTCGTTTGCCTGGGCCAACGCAGTCGACATGGAGACGCTGGTTGCTGCGGCGAACGCGGACGTGGCGGGGATGGCCTACGTCACCAACGCGACCGTGCGCGGGCTCATGAAAAGCCGGCCGAAGATCGGGACGACCTTCCCGGTGTTCCTGGTCGAGGACGACAAGATGAACGGGTACCCGCTCTACTGCAGCAACCAGATCGCCTCGGGGGACATGTTCTTCGGGGACTTTACGCAGGCGATCATGGGCGAGTGGGGTGTCCTGGACATCCTGGTTGACCCCTACACCGGCTCCTCGGCTGGGACGGTCCGGATCGTTGCCTTCCAGTCGGTGGATCTTGCGGTGCGGCAGCCGGCCGCCTTCACGCTGGCGACGCTGATCACCTGATACCGCCCTGACACATGACATTAACCACTGACGATGGGGGCCTTTTCCTCGTGGGCGGCCCCCGTCTTTCATCCGGAGGAGCGACGATGAAGAAGATCAAGGTTACCGTGCCAGTGTTCATCGGCGGCAAGCCGTTTGCCGTCGGGGACGTGGCGGAAGTCGACGATTACGAGGCGCGTCTGCTGATCGGAATGGAGCGGGCCATCCTCCAGACGGAGCCGGACGAGGTTTCCCCTGAGGCTTCCGCTGTGGACGATGCAGAGGGAGAGGACAGCGCAAGGAAGGGTGCAAGGAGAACGCGGTGATCGATCCGGACCTTGCGGCCTTCTTCGACGTGGACGGCGGCTTTGCCGTTTGGGCAACCTACACGTCGGCTGTGGGCGGTGCGCCGTCGCAGATCCCCGTCATCTTCGAGAACGAGTACGCCGCCGCAGAGTACGACCGGCTTTCGCAGAACGCTGCGGTTGAATCGACCTCCCCGCGAGCGACTTGCCGGGATGCCGACGTCCCGGGTGTCTCCCACGGGGCCGCTCTCGCGGTTTCTGGGACGACCTATTTCGTCATCGAGGTCAGGCCCGATGGCACGGGCGTGACCGTGCTCATCCTCTCGAAGGATCCCGTCTGATGAGCGCCCGTCAGGAGATCGTCGATGCGGTCAAGGCCAGGCTTACTTCCATCCGGACGGCGAACGGCTACGGGACGGAGTTGGGGCTGCACGTCTTCGAGTGGAAGGTGACGGCTTTCGCGGATTCCGAACTTCCCGGGGTGTGTTTCAGGGACACGGAGCAAACGGTAGCCGAACTCACCGGGGGATTTCGAAATGTCTCCCTGACCGTCGAGTTCATCCTCGGGGCAGCCTCCGGGGCGGCCACGCCGTCTGTCGTTCGTCAGGCGATCGGGGACGTGGTCCGGTCCATCGATTCCGACCCCACCTGGGGAGGGTTGGCGTGGGACACCGCGATCCAGTCCGACGAGATGTTCATGGACCACGAAGGAAAGCTCACGGGGCTGGCCAAGGTCACCGCTGTGGTTAAGTACCAGACCCCAAGACCGGCATGATCTTGTTCATTAGAAGGGGGTAGATAAATGCTTAAAAACATGGCGCTTCTTCTTGCCAAACGCGAGACCGGTTACGGGGTAGACGCCGTCCCCACTGCCGCGCAGAACGCGATCCTCACCGAGCTCCCCGAGTTCGAGGTCATGGGGAAAAAACTCGAACTGGCGGACGTCAAATCCTTCTTCGGGGGGCGGTCAGTCGTGAACGTAGGGACTGGCTTGAAAGTCTCCTTCACCACGGCGATCCGGGGATGCGGGGCGGTACCTTCGACCCCTCCCAACATCGGGGTGCTTTTCCGGGGGTGCAACTTCGACGAAGCGGTGGACAGCACGCCCGGGTCGGAAAGCGTCACCTACACGCCGAACAGCAAGATCGACGACGCCGACTCCCTGACCCTTTACTTCTGGCAGCACAACATTCTCCACAAGATGCTCGGCTGCCGCGGATCGGGGCCGAGTGTGGAGGCGAAGGCGGCCGAGTACGGGAAGTCGAAGTGGGAGTTCCAGGGGATCTACGCGGGTCCTGTGGACCAGGCGATCGATGTGGGGACCTTCCCCACGTCGCAGCCGCTGGTGTTCAAGTCCGCCCAGGTATCCATCGACGGCTACTCGGCGGCGATCGAGAGTCTCAAACTCGACGTAAAAAACGAGATCGCGGCGCGATCCGACGCCAATTCCCCCACGGGGATCGTGTCCTACTTCGTGAAGGAACGAAGCGTCTCCGGCGAGATCGATCCGGAAGCTGTCGCGTTATCCTCAAAGAACTTCTTCCAGATGTGGGAGAACTCGCAGGCCGTGGCGCTTGCGGCCACCATCGGGCAGGCCTCCGGTAACCGGTGCAGGATCTCCTGCCCCGGTGTGCAGCTGGACGTGCCGAAGTACGCCGACCGGGACAATCGGCTCACCATGGCCCTGCCGCTGGTCATCAATCCAAGCCCCGCGGGCAACGACGAAGTGTCGTTTATCTTCGACTGAGATCTGTCACGCAGTGTCACGCGTGCCAGATGACCATTTTTCTTAAGGGAGGAACAAATGTTCGATCTTTCGTGCGACAGGAACCGCTTTCCCGTGGTGGCCAAGAACCAGAAGGGGGAGGACGTCACCTTCGATCTCTATTATCGGCGTCCCACGACCGAGGAGATCATTTCCTACAACAGCCGGCTCTTCCAGAAGAAAAACGGCAAGGTGGTGAACAACGTGGTCCCCACCCGGATCGAGATGGGCCTCAAGATCCTCACGGGCTTTCAGGACGGCGTTTTCACGCTGAACGGGAAGCCGGTCTCCAGCGATACGTCATCGCCTGATTACTACCCCGACTGGAAGAACCTCCTTAAAACCGCCCTCGCCGGCACGGTGGCCAACTTCGCCTTCCGGGTGTTCGAGGTGACGCAGGAAGCGCAAGCCGACCCGGAGGAGCTCATGGCGACTGAAGAGGAGGGCGAGGAGAGCCTCCCTTTGGGGAAGAGCTGAAGGCCTGGCTATCCCAGTGCCCGGCCACGCCGCAGAAAGTCCAGGAATGCGCCGGGAGCTTCCCGCCGGGATTTAGCGTATCGGAGGAAGTCTGCCCGACCTGTCCGCAGCGCAAAGGTAACTTTCAACCTTCCACCTGGTTCCACCACATCTGGTTTTTGTACGCCCTCCAGCGGGGCGGGTATCCGTTCGGCAAGAACGATCTTAGCCCTGAGGAGTGGATTGATCTCGGGATCATGCGCGAACACCTCGAGGGATTGAAGGCAGGCCATGGCTGACGAGAACCGCATCCACATCGAGATTACCGGCGACCCTTCCGGGGCGGTTGCGGCCACGGGGGCGGTGGATCAGGCAAACCGGCAGTTATCCGAAGGAACGAAGTCTGTCCTGTCGGGCTTGAAGGGGTATTACGAGTCGTTTAAGAGGAACTGGCTGGAGATCACCGCCGGGGTTACGGCTGCATGGCTGGCCCTGCAGAAGATGTGGGATTTCATGGAGAAGGCCGCGCAAATCGATGAATCGATGGCCGCCCTCGACGCTCTCACCCGGCAATACGGGATGACGGCCAAGGATCTAACCACCAAGATCGGCACGATGTCGCACGGCTTAATCGGCATGGGAGATGCCGCCCGGATCGCAGGCGACGCGCTGATGAAAGGCTTGCGGCCCGAGCAGGTGGCGCAGATGGCGTCATGGGCAGTGACCTTGGAACACATCAAAGGTGGGACGGTCTCCGCAGCGGAAGGGTTCCAGCTCCTGTCGGAGTCGATCGCCACGGGCCGGGAACGGGGACTGAAAGCCTTGGTCGGGATCGTGGACTTGGACACCAAGTATGGGGATCTCGCCTCCCGGATGACGCAGGCGGAAAAAGCCCAGGCGATGTATACGATCGCGGCCGAGAAGATGACGGCTATACAGAAGACGCTCGGGGACGAGGCGCTATCCTCCGCCGACCGGCTTACCCGTTTTACGAACTCCATCAACAAGCTCAAGTACTACCTGGGCGAGCTTCTTCTCCTGGTGGGGCAGCCCTTAATCGGCGTGTTTCAGGTGGCCATGACGCTTGGGTACGGGCTTGCCGGTGCGATCGCCACGGTCGTCCAGAACTTCGCCCGCATGACGGATTTCCTCCACATAACCCAAGGAGCCACCGAGAGGTGGGGGCAGCGCTCGGACGAGATGTTTTCCAACGCGGCCGCTTCCGCGATTGAGGCAAAGGAAAACATCGCCTCGATTCTCGAGACCGTCCACGACCTGAGCAAGGGCGCTCCTCTTGCGGCGCAGGGGCTCGGGGGAATGTCCGCCGAGATCCAGAAATTAAACCGCCAGATCGACGATCTGGTCGCCAAGAACGCCATGGGCGATATCGACCTGATCCGCCGGCAGGCTGCCGAGTACGAACGGCAGGGGGCCTCGAAGGTAAAGGTCGCGGAATGGGTCGCCTCGGAGATCGGGAAGATCGATCGGGAGATCGCTGCATCGGGCAGGGAAGCGGAGGAGAAACGGGCTCAGACCGACATCCAGGCAGCCCAGAAGGTAATGGAGTTCCGCCGCAAGATGGGCGAGGTCTCCGATGTGGCATCAATCGGTGCGCAGTACGACGTGCAAGCTCAGGTCCTCGAAGTGCAGCGTGAGAAGTTGTCCCTGGATCTGTTGGCGGAGCGGAATACGGCAAAGCAGGTGGGACTGTGGAACCAGATCGTTCAGATAAACCGCGATCTGAACGCGCTTGAGACGGAGCGGGCCTACGCCATCCAGGCGAAGGAGCTGGAGAACGCCCGGGAGTTGGCGAAGGCGAAGATGGACGAGGCCATCCGGAACAAGGAATCGGAAAACTCGATCCTTGAGTCGATGGACCAGCAGGCCCTCAAAACCGGCCTCATCACCCATGCGGAAGTAACCCGTGCCAAATACGACCGGGAGCGCGAGGTCCTGCGTCTGCGGATGGAGCAGGAGCTGGCTCTCTCGCAGGTCGCCGGGATTACCGCTGCGGAGAGGCTCAAGTACGAGGAGGAGTATTCGAGGATAGAGCAACAGCTCTTTGGCACCCGCCGCCGGGAGGCGGACGAGGTAGGCAACACCCTCATCGAACAGGAGACGATCCTCTTGAACCTGGCCCGGGAGCGGGCCAACGTCGAGCGGCAGCATACCCAGGAGCGGATGCAGGCGATGTTGTCCGGCCTGCAGGGCGTTGCCGGCGCGGCGGGGGCCGGATTCTCCGGGCTGGCCCAGGGGATCGGGGACCTGGGGGCGTTCGCCGCCGGGGCGGACCCGTATTCCGAGCAGCTGGCCTCCCTGGATTCCTACCACCAGCAGAAGCTGGAGAAAATCCGTCTGCAGGCGCAGGCGGAGTTCGAGGCGAAGGCCGCCGCCGGGGCGACGGAGGACGAACTCTTCGCCTCCCGCCAGCAGTGGCAGGCAGAGCTCTTGAATAGCTACCGGCAGTGGGACACCGAGAGCGCCCAGGTAACGGAGCAGCAGAAGCTAGCCATCGCCTCCACGGCGATGGGGACGATGGGATCTTTGGCCGAGTCGCTCTACAACCTCTCCGGCCAGAAGAACAAGGCGGCCTTTGCCGCGATGAAGGCCTTCCGGATCGCGGAGACCATCATCGACACCTACAAGGCGGCCCAGGGGTCGTATGCGGCTTTATCCGGCATCCCGATCGTGGGACCGGTACTCGGGGCCGCCGCGGCGGCTGCGGCGATCCTCTCCGGAATGGCAAGGGTCCGGCAGATCCAGTCGATGCAGCCCGGGGGCGGAGCAGGGGTGTCGGTCTCCGGAGGAGGTGCAGGGATGCCCTCAATTCCGGCGGCCGGGACGCCTACTGCCCCGAACGAAACAGGGGACGCAGAGCAAAAGAAAACGACGCAAGTCGTAAACGTCCACATCTACGGCAACGTGGTGGACCACGATCAGTTCGCTCGGGAACTTGTCCCCTCGATCACCAAGGCGATGGCCGACGGGGTGAGGTAGATGAACCCGGTGATTCTGGCTGACAGCCGGTTCCTGGACGGGACGCCCGTGGCAACCGACACGTGGGGCGGGTACGACGTCCTTAACTTGCGGGACTTAAAGACCTTCACGAAGTGGAAGGCGGCCTCCCCGGGCCAGAAGTTCATCACCGTCGACTGCACCACGCCCAGGAGCGCCAACTCGATCGGAGTCGTAGGGCACAACTTCGGCACGGCGCAGGCGCAGGTCACGGTGGACAGCTCCCCGGACGGGATTGCCTGGACAAACCGGTTTACGGGGTTCGTCCCTTCCTCGGACAGGGCGATCCTGAAAACCTTCCCCACGGCGTCCGCCAGGTGGTGGCGGGTGGGGATCGACTCGGCGATCGATGCGCCCTCGATGGCGGTGCTTCTGTTGGGAACGCGGATCGTCTTCCCGTATCCGCTGGACGCCCCCTTTATACCGGCGGAAGAAGCGATCGAGGCGGAAACCAACCGCAGCAAGGCGGGCCATGTCCTGGGCACGGTGGTCCGGTTCAAGCCGTACCGGATCAGGGCGAAGTGGTCGAACCTCCCGAGGTCCTTCGTCGAGGGGACGTTCTTGCCCTTTTGGGAGCAATACGCAAGCAACCTTCACCCGTTCCTGTGGGCGTGGGATCTCGACCGATACCCGGAGGATGTCCGGTTTGTCCGGGTGGAGGAAGGGTACGCCTACCGGCCGGGGGTCAGTCTGTTGGGGTACTACGACTCGCTGGAACTCGAGATGGAGGGGGTCAAGGAGTAATGCCTGTTCAGGGACCCAGAAGCCCTACATCGGCGGCCAACGTCTCCGAGGCCGGGCAGAACGGACTCCCCTGGCAGAACCCGGGGAACGTCTACACCTCGAACAACGTTTACGCCTCGATTACGGACAACTCCTTCGACAACGGGGTTACGTCATACGCCCTCTACGTGACCCAGTTCGGATTCGCGATTCCCTTGAACGCGGTGATCGAGGGGATTCTCGTGGAGGTCGAGCGGTACCGGGGAGCGGGAGGCGTCCAGGACACGCTCGTCCAGCTCCTCAGGAACTCGGTGAAGGTGGGGGCGAATCGCTCGGGCGGAGCCGCCTGGTCGGGGACCGAAAACCAGGTCCCCTTCGGCGGGGCGGCGGACCTGTGGGGAACGACGTGGGAAGCCTCCGAGATAAACACCTCGGCGTTCGGGGTGGCCATCGGATGCCAGTCGAACGCCAACAACTCGACGGCCTACATCGACCACGTCCAGCTCACGATCACCTACCAAGAGTCCGGCAAGAGGAAGAAGGCGACCGCCACCGCAAGGAGGATCGGATAGATGCAGATGAGGAAAAGCCAGTCCGTTTCCGACATCATCCTTCGCATCCCGCTTCTCTACAACAACGGCTCGTCTGCCGTGGGGCTTTCGCTGGCATCGCTGTCAACAAAGATCATCAAGCCGGACGGCACCGCCCTCACGGGGTACAACGAGGCTACATTTACGGAGCCCAACGGGGACGGGGTCTACGTGATGAAGTTCCCGACGACGGCTGTAACCAAGGCCTTCACCATCGTTGACGACCTGAACCCGTACACCGTGACCCTCGATTCAACGGCGGCAAACGTCGACCCGATGGCGGTCGATCTGTTCGTCGTCTCGAAAATGCCGTGGGAATTGGCAACTCCGGGGGACATTCTCGTCAACCCGGCGAACAAGCTCGACACCGACGCCGCGGGAGTCATCAAGGCCTACAACCACGCAGGTGCTCCCCTTCCGACGGAGCAACAGCTCGGGAATCTCCAGTCCGCCCTTGACGCCAAGGACCTGCTGCCGGTCGACGGGTGGAGCCCGAATGGATTTTCCGCCTCCTACTCGGGGTACATCGGGGCGCCCTGCACCATCCGGATTATCTCGGAAACGTTCCGCGACGGGACAAAAACCAGCAAGCTCCTGGCGACCATAACGGGCGCGGGCCTGACGATCGACCCGGGATGGACGGGTAACGAGTGGGCCGAGGGGTGCTACGTCTCCTTCGACCGGAACGGGGACAGCTTCGGGCCGGGGACGCTTGCGATCTCCTTCCTCGACACCCGCGTCATCTACAGGACCTGCACGATCAATCTTCCAGGGATTGCGATCAACGCGGCGGAGCCATCGTGGGGGCTCTACCTGGGGCACGACGGCCAGATCTACCGCTACTCGAATTACCAGCTCTCCGGGCTCGAGATCCGGGGGCCGTGGCTCGAGAAGAGGGACGCCGAGTATGCAAGGGAGGCTTCGATTGCCTCTCTCCAGAATTCCGTCCGGAGGGCGATCTGGCAGTCCGTGCCCGCCCTCGGCGTGGTCGACGTCACGGACATCGCGTGGAGCGGCTCCCCCTTTGCTCCTGGGACCAGTGTTGAAATATGGGGTGACACGCTTTCCGGGGACGCGATCACCGGGGACCGTGGCCGCGCGGGGTACTTCGACGAGACGGGGTGGCATAAGGACCAGAACCTCGGGTGGGCTGGCGGGATCTTCCTGAAGTTCGTCGGGGGAGCCCCTTCGGACGGGATCCTTCTGATCCTCTACGATAAGGCCTACGGCGCGGGGTATGAAAATGTCGCGGTCTCTGTAAAGGCGGGAGATTCCTACGGGGTGGGGCTTGTCCTCCGTGACGGGACCGTCCTCGATCAGGCCTGGGCGACTTGGACTCCGGTACGGGGTGCGATTTCCGCCGACGAGATAGGAACCCGAGTCCAAGACCTTCCCGTAAAGATATGGGAGAACACGGGCAGGTCGGAGATGCCGCATCTTCTCCGGGCGGGGTTGTTTGCAGGCGGGGAGCGGATCGAGGACGTGAAGTATTACCGAGAAGACGGTTCCCTGAACACGACGGTGTGGACCAACCCGGTGTCGTTTGTCGGGCAGGATATTCGCGTGCCACAGGGCGGCGGGAGAATTCAACTCGTGGACCACGCAAGTCCGCTTGGGGACTTCGACGGGGTGACATTTACTCCCGTTGGGCCCAACTGGTTCGACGCCGTCAAATTCCCGTCATTGATTCTAACCGCCGCGGAGTGTGACGGGGGATACCTGGAAGTATCCGTCCAGATGCGCGGGGCCGGAGTCCGGAAGGTCTACGTCGTGATGCCCGCCTGTCCCGTAGATCCGTCCGCCCCCTTGTGGATCGCCGCCGACGGATCGCTTCTTGCGGAATGGAACTACTCGTGGGCGGCGTGGACGGTCTCTTTCTCCCAATACTTCATCCAGAAGCACCTCTCCGGGAAGATCGGCGCCGACCTCGCGGCGTCGCACGGGGCCGGATCGTGGGAAGGGGTCACGCTTCCCGATATCGAGGGGTCGCCCGTCCTCGCCAAGGAATCGACCTCGCAGTCGATCAAGACCGATACGAGCGCGATCCGCAATCCTGGCGTCCCCTGCACGGGGTTGACTGCTCAGGCCAAGTCCGAGGTCAACGCCGAGGTCGTGGACGCGCTCGAAACGGACACCTACGCGGAACTGATGGGCACGCCCCCGCCGCCGTGGACGATCCGGAAGATGGTCCAATGGCTGTTCCAGTACTTCAAGCACCCCCGGAAAATGACCGACGTCGAGGAGAAGCTCTACCAGTCCGACGGAGCGACCGTGGCGGGGACCCGGTCGGTCTCGGAGACGGCCACACAAGTCAACCTCGGCAAGATGGAGTAGAACAGGGTGGCGTTAAATCGCTGGTCCTGGCCTGAGGAGTTCGAGAACTGGGAGCTGTCGGGCGTTGTGGTTACCCCCAACGTGGGGATCGCCCCCGACGGGACGATGACCGCGGACCGGATCGACATCCCCGCCTACGGGGGATCGGTCTACTCGACGGAGTACATCTTCCAGGGGCTTGCCTCCTGGTGGTCGCTGAGCTTTTTCATCAAGCCGATCACCCCGCTGTCGATCCAGTTCTCCGAGTCCGACGGCGGGAACTACTTCCTCCAGAACTTCAACGCCCAGATCGACTCCGCTCCCTTCGCCTTCTACCGCATCGACGGGTGGGCGGGATATCCGACCTCCTGGGACGCCTACCCGGACGGGTGGTATCGGTGCAAGCGGAGCATCCAGATCAGTTCGGGGCCGTACGGCGCCGGGAACCACGTGACGAAGTGGATCAACCGGTCCTCCGGGGCGATCTCCTTCTATCTGTGGGGAGCGAAGAAGGAGGAGGCTTCAGCCGTCTCCGCTTACGTGGCGCGGTCGGGATGGAGCAGCGACGCGCTCTACGATCCACGCTCGGAAGGCGGTCCGGCGAGGCGGATCTGGACGCTGCCGAAGACGGACGGGGATGCGAAGGTAAACGGGCGCGACCGGCGCCTGCTCCTTTACGGCTTTCCGGGGCCGGAGGTTGTCGTTCCGGTGCCGACGTTTGCCGGCATCCCCCGCACTCCGATCGCCCTGGTGCTTCTTCATCTCGATTATTGCGGCCGGGTATTTGGTGTGGCGCCTTGTCTTGCGGTAGGCACGCCCTGCTACAACACCTGGAAAAGCTGCCGGTACCTTCCGGCGTTCCTTAAAACCGAGAAGGTCTACAAGTTCAGCTCATACGACACTCCGGTCCCGTTCGACGGGGTCCGGCCTTACGTCAGGACGGTCCACCTCCTGCCCACCGAGATCAAGACGAACCTGACCGTCTCCGCCCGAGTCACAGTCGAGTTCGAGGACGACCTGGATTATGACGTCGACACCGACCCGTACGTGCGGACTCGACCGGCAGGACCCCCGAGATCTTTCTTCAAGCGCCTGCTCGCCCGCAACCCCAACTACAAGGGGCGGACCGTCGAGATATTCGAGGGGTTCCTGGGCGACGCGGAAGGCGAGTTCAAGAAGAAATGGGTCGGGCACCTCGAAAACGTGACGCTTGGGAAGGGCGTCATCAAGATGGAGTCGGTGGACCTCTTGAAGAACCTCTCCAAGATCGAGGTCCCGCCGAAGTTGGACATCAAGCTTGCCGTGGATCTTTCGGCCGCGCAGACGGGCGGGATGACCCTGTCGTCCGTGGAAGGCCTGGACGATGCGGGGTACGTCCGCATCGGGGACGAAATCATTGGATACGCCTACCGGGATGTGGCGACGAAGCAGCTCCTGACGCTGACACGGAGCGCCTTCTCGACTTTGGCAGCGGAGCACAAGGCCAAGGAAAAAGTCCAGAAGGTCCGGTACTTCGCCCCGGCCAACCCCTGGGACATCCTCCTCGATATGCTTCGGGTCGATTCGCAAGTCCCGGACGAATACATCGATCTCGACGCTTTTTCCTACTTCAGGGAGTGGCCCGGCGGGGACGTCGACTTTTCGGCGGTGATCTCGGAGCCCGAGAAGCTGGACACACTCTTCATGGAGGTTGTCGACCTCTTGGACGCCAAGGCGTGGGTGGCGGAGGACTTGAAGATCACCGTCCGGCGAAACCTGCAGAACGAGCCCGGGCGGTCGTACAGAACCTTAACCGACGAGTCCCACCACGTGAGCAAGACGATGTCGGTGGACTTAAACGAAAAGTCCCGCCTCACCCGGATGTTCGTCTACTGGGGGAAGAAGGTGATCGGCAAGCACGAGGAGCCCTCCTCCTACGACCGCCTCGACATCGCCGTCGACGCGGACGCCGAAGGAGCTTACGGCGACACGGTCGAGAAGAAGAGCTACTGCCGCTGGATCAGTTCCTCCTACCTCCAGGAGGAGACTGCGGCGCAGTACGTGAAAAACATCGCCATGCGCCGGGTGCGGCGGAACCGGGACGCACAGCCGATCATTGCCGCCTCCCTCGACTTGAAAGACGCAGACATCAAGACGGGGGAGTTTATCCGGGTGAGCACCGACGAAGTGGCGGATCTTAACGGGGCCCCCGTCTTGGCGGAAATATTCCAGGTCGTCAAACGTGAGCACAAGGGAACCCGGGTGAACGTCTCGCTCCTTCGGCTCTCGCAGCGCAAGGTGGCCTTTATCGCACCGGCGGGGACCCCTTCCTACGCTTCGGCTTCCGACCAGCAGAAAGAGTACGGATTCATCACGGTCGCCGACGGGCGGATGCCGGACGAGTCGCCCGGGTACCACATCTGGTGAGGTAAGAGATGCCCTACGCAGGGATCACCGAAGCCGAAATCGCAGCGGGCGAGCCGATCAGCCAGCCCCTGATGCAGAAGGTCAAGGAGAACTTCGACGACCACGAGGCCAGGCTCAACGCCGGAGGCGGGGGCCAGAGCACCGTCGGGGCGATCCTTAACGGCTCCCTTGAGACCGATTCGGATGCCGACGGCATTCCCGACAACTGGACCCGGTTCCTCTTCCCCGGGGGGACCGGGGGATACGACACCACAGATTACGTCCACGGGACCAAGTCGTACAAGTTCACCCACCCAGGCGGGACGGGCAACGGCGGCGGGTACCTCGAGAGCGACTACATCTTCTTCAACCACCTCTATGCGCCGGCCCTCGCCATGGCGTACAAGGCGTCCGCGGCGGGGATGAAGTTCGAAGTCGTGGCGCGGTTCTTCGACAGGAACAAGACCTATCTCGGGGAGAAGACGCTTCTGTCCTCGACGAGCAACTGGACGGAGTGGACGCTTCTGCTCATCCAGAACTTCCGGATCGACTACGCGACGACCGAGTACGTGAAGTTCCGGATTGTCTGCGGGAAGGACGACACCAACGTCGCCGGGTCGATATGGATCGACGGGATTGGGCTCGATCAGCACCCCGTCCAGCACTCGGTCCTGGAGACCATCAACCAGGGGCGGGTGGGGACTTATTACTACTACTATGTCGACGTGGGAACCGTCTGGACGATCAACCTGCCGAACAACCCGCGCCTGTCGCGCTTGATCGTCCCCGTCTACGTCGAGGGGTACACGATCAGCGAAGAGTACGGGTCGTACTATTACACGGGGCACTGCCGGTTTCGCATCGGTAACGTCTACTCCTCGGAGGTATCGAAGTTGGGCTCCGGGTACGGCTCGGGGAACTGCGTGATGGACATCCGCGGGCTCTCCGGGGCCCAGCAGGTGCGGTTCCAGCTCCACGGCGAAAGCTGGCAATGGGCCTACATGGAGTCCCCGTCCTCGCTCGTCAAGTATTACAAGGTCAACCAGCGCACTGTGGACGTCAACGCCGGGACGGTCACCGACTATTAGGAGGGAAGGATGTCGTTCCTCGTCATAAAAAGGGGGACCGAGGCGGTCGCTTATCTTGCAGGGCTTACCCCCGACCAGGGGGCGGCGATCGTCCGGGCCGGGTATCCGGGGCTTGCGGCCGACTTAGATGCCGGGAAGCTATCCTTTGAAGTCCACGACACGGAGCCGCTTCTTCCGCCTCCGCCGACTCGTGATCCGGTGGCCGCGGAGTTCGGGCAGCTCAAGGAGCTCCTTTTGCCCCGTCTCGCCCGGGCGATGTTCAACAACGAGAATCGCTTGCGGGCCCTGGAGGGGAAGCAGGCGCTCACCCGGGCGCAGTTCAGAAACGCACTGGAGAATCTGTAACCGACATACACGCGGCACGCGGCCGTACAGGTTGATTCATCCATCCCCGCCCTGGCGGGGTTTTTTATTTGGAGGTGTGTTCATGAACCCGCAGAACGTAATCATCCATCACTCGCTGACGAAAGACGGCACGGTCGTCGATTGGGAGGCAATTCGCCGGTACCACAAGGAAACAAACGGCTGGTCCGACATCGGGTACCACTACGGGATCGAACGGGTCGGAAATAGCCTCGTCCTCCAGATCGGCCGCCCCGAATCGCAACCCGGGGCACACACGAAGGAGATGCACATGAACTTAAAGTCCATCGGTATCTGCGTCGTCGGGAATTTCGACGAGGCGCCCCCGTCGCTCGCGAAACTCTACTTCCTGAGGGACCTCTGCTTCTCCCTGATGGTGAACTACGGGATCCCGGCGCAGAGCGTAATCGGGCACCGCGACGCGGGGCTCATGGCGGGGTTCGACTGGAGGCTCGGGCAGTATAAGACCTGCCCCGGGAGGTTTTTTCCGATGGACAGCCTTCGGGACATGTTGGCGGGGAAAATCGATTCCGAATGGATCGGGAGCGGGGAGGTGACGCTATGAAGGCCTTTCGGGGGAAACATTGGGTGGCGGCGTTCGCGACGCTCACGCTGCTCATGGGGGCACTGGCGTTCTTGTTTCCGGAGCGATTCCGGATCCCGGCGGAGTGGTCGACCATCTTTCTCGGCGTCCTGGCGGTATACGTCGGCCGGAAGGGGTTCAACTATTTCACCGACTCCAAGTTCAACTCTCCGACCGGCCAGTCGCCGGCGAAAGATCCAGAGGTTTAGCGATGTGGCCTCGGTTCCGAAAATGGCTCGCGGAAAAGATTGCGCCGCCGGCGGAACAGCTCGAGAAGAAGGCCGACGCGGAGATGGCGTCCCATGTGAAGGGTGTACGCATGCCTCGTGCCCGGTACCTGCTGATGCTCCTGCTGCTCGTGATCTGTGTTGTCGGCTACTCGCGGGGCTGGCACAAGCGGCTCTTGGCACCGGCATCGTCGCTCACCCCCGTGGCCACGCAGGGCGGGGAAAAAAATCCCGGATATGCAGCCCCGCCCGTAAAGAGCCTCGCGAAGGCTCCCAAGCGCACGGCGCAGCGGACCATTCAAAGCACTCCGGTGGAGGATCTCCCGAAAGGGGAGCGGGGATACGCGCCGGTCGTCCCGCCGGCCGCCGGGCCGGATAACATCGTCCGAACCGAGCCGGAGCTGCTCACCTCCTCTGTCGTCCCGCCCGCCAGGGGAGATACCGAGGTCCGGACCTGGCTCAACCCCGACGGAAGCGCGCAGAACATCCTGACGCCCCGGCGGGAGTCTTTCTTCGGGTGGCCATGGAAAGACGGGAACTGGAAGCGCCTCGAGCTCGAGGGCCGCTATGGCCTGGTCGGGAACACGCAGATGAAGGCGACGGCCCGATGGCTCCCGTTGCGCCTCGGGGATTTCCAGGGGGGCGTGGAGGGGTCCGTGGCCGCCGAGACGGGCGGGATCGTCCGGACCGAGGTCATGGGAATCGTTCGCTTTGAGCCGTTCCGACAGACATATCGTTGACGCTACAGAAACCGTGAAATAACTCGATCGGAGAATATAGCAATGGTCCAGCCAACCAATGGGCAGACGGTCCAGGATCTCGCCAAGCACGTCGACCAGGGAGTCTTCTGGAGCGTGATCGGATGGGTCATCGGGGGGCTGGCCGCGTTGGCGGCCACCCTGTTCGGGTGGGACCGGGGGAACACGAAGCGGTCGGTAACTGCCCTGTTCAAGTGGAAGGATGAAACTGTGGACCCCGCGCTCAAGGAGCTTCCGCATACCTACGTCACAAAGCACGACCTCGAGGTGTACGTCTATCAACCGAACGCCAGGGACCATGAGCGAATCATGGAGGAACTCGGCGCGCAACGTGGGATGCTGGAGGAACTGCTGAAAAGAAAATGAAGAGTATTATTTTTTCTTTATTCCCAATACCACAATGACATTATTTTCATTTATATCAAGGACCTTGGCGTACAAATCCACATGTGGTGAGCCAATTATAATAAGAGATGCACCAATTTTTTTCGGAATACCAAAGGAGGCGTTCACGAATGTTGAATTCATAAATTTCAAGTAAGGTATTTTTATCGCGATAACATTTCCTTTGTCTTCTGCGCTTATTCTGCTCCAATCCGTTTGTATTTGATCCGAAACTTTTGGACTTTGGACAATTTTATTGTTCTTTGTTACTGCGAATATTTTATGGCCTCCGGGATATTCTTTCTCGAGCATTTTTCTCTTGTCGGTTTCAATCCCTCCCATTAAAGCCAATAATCGATCTAATTTTTCATCAATATTTTTATTGTGTTGTGCTTGAACGGGCTCGCCCCTCCATATCTTCCAGCCTTCCGTCACAAACTGCCCCCCAATTAGCGCCACGACAGCGAGGAAGGCGGCTATGATGGCTCCCATTGCCCGATGATTTCGGGCCAATCTGGAACCGAGGAAGGTGGCGGCAGCCACAAAGAGCACACCGATTATCAGGACAGGTGGAGGCATGCCCGGATGATAGCATCAGGTTGTGGGTTCTTCCATCTACTTCGGTCCAGTGACAATCCAAGACACGAAATACGGATAATTTACCAATGAAATCAATAGTCATATTGTCAACGAGTATGACCACACCGATCATCAGAGAGGCGTGGCGGGGCTCGTGTCCGTGGGCGGCGCGATCGCTACGGTAAGCTTCCTGCGGCAGTCGTTCACGGAGTTCAAGGCGGAGACGGCTTCCGCGTTCCGCGAGTTGTGGAAAAAGGAAGGGGAGCAGGACGCGCGGCTGAACGCGGCAGAGCGGAAACACGAGGGGCTGGAGCGGGAACACAACGTTCTGACCCGGGAGCACCGGGTGCATCACGGGGGGTAAGTCTGACGCAAGGTCCGGGGGATAACTTGATCAGAGCCTTCTAAAACCCTCTTCAAGATGTGCTGGCGCACACTAAAGATATCTCGATCACCTTATCAATGGTACTTACCGGAGTCAGCTTTATGCTGTCGCGCACATAGGAAGGCAGTCCTTCGGCTTCTCTGAGATTATCAGCAGGCAAAAGAATTTCTTTGACGCCAGCATCATAGGCTGCCTGAACCTTCTGCTGGATACCGCCCACAGGGAGAACCTTGCCCATTATCGTAATCTCCCCGGTCATAGCGATGTCGTTTCGAACCGGAACCTTTTTCAAGGCGGACACGATACCAGTAACGATAGTGATGCCGGCGGATGGCCCCTCTTTGGGGACGCCCATAAAGGTCGCCAACACAGCCACATCAAAACTATTGCGCCACTCTGCGCTGATCCCGAGGTCTTCGTGCTTCGCCCGGATGTACTGAGCCGCCGCTTCGATGCTTTCACGCATGACACGCTGAATCGACCCCAACGGCACGATACGCCCTGACCCCTTGGTTGCCTGCATTTCAAAACGAAGAATGCAGCCATGATCACCTTCGACGGCCAATCCTACAACCTCACCGACAGAAGGCTTCTCGGGGAGCGTGACGCGTTGAACACGTTTGCCGTCCGGCAGCTCCGGGACAACTTGCTTGCCCGACGGTTTCATCAGCGCGCCAAGGACGATCCGGTCGTACTCGCCGGGCGCTATCAGATGGAGCTGGTCCCGCACCCTTTGCCGCAGTTCACAGGACAAACTCAATATGTCCGCAAGCTCCTCGTCGGTAACTCGCCCGTCAGGGCAAATCAGTTTCAGCAAGCCTGATGTGGTTTTCATTACAGCGCGTTGATCCCGGCCGGAGACGCCGTGGGTTCTTCCTGCATGGTCAACTACAACGAAGCGATGGCGCAATGAACCAAGTAAATCCACCCGCCGCAGCTCATGCATAATCTCGCAAAAATAATCTGTAATAAATCCATAGTCCTTTGAAAAACTTTTCGGAGCCAGTTTTGGAATCTCCCAGCCGGGTAAATAGCCATGAATGCGGTCCAAGAAGGCTATGACCTGCAGGAAGTCTGGCAGCGGCTCAAAGAGGTGGTAATACTTCTCGTGCGGCAGGTTGCCTTGGACGTCAAGGTTGCCAACAAATACCAAGCTCGCAAAGGCAAGGATTTCCTTCTTCCCTCTACTAAATTTCGCATCCTGCATGTACCCCTGCATAATGCTTACGAAGGACCTGGGATCAGTGAAATCGGTGTTCGCAATTTCATCAAAAACAACGGCGTCCCGAACACCGACTTCACCAATCCTCCCTGTATTCAGGTTGATGAAAAGCTGTGCAGGGGTCGCTTTGCCGCCGGACAGCACATGCGCATAGTATGAAATGTTGCGATAGAGATAGGTCTTGCCGGTTTCCCGAGGTGCAAGTTCCACCATGTTGACGTTCGTTTCGACAAGGGGGATGCAGCGGCAAAGATAAAGTAATTTCTGACGCCGAGTCATTCCCGAAGGATCGAGGCCACAGGAATTTACCAAGACATCAATCCATTCGTCCGTAGAGAATTCTTTTCGTCGCTCTATGAACTCGTCCAAGTTAATGATGCTGACTTGAAAGGGCGTGAATGCAGTGATTTTGAAGGGCCTGATTTTCTTGTTATGTATCTCGGTTTCGTCGTAGGTCAGGTCGATGGTGCCCCACATCCCTCCGGAAAGGAGCATCGGGTATTGGCTAATTATGTTTTCTGGTATGTTCACAAAATTTTCGTTGATCGCTGAAATGGTGCCCCAGTATTTGTCCTCCGTTTCAACCAACCGGGCTTCCAGGCTTGCGATCACTGAATGGCTACGGTTTTCACGGATATAGTGTCTGATTTTCTCAGCTTCCGCTCCGTAGACGAAGGTCTCCTTAAGCCGCCGGACGACCTTCTCCATGTCCTCGTGGAAGGTTTCCTCAGAACAATAGTTATCAATCAGGTATTCGAGGACGTAACGAGGAAATTCGTCAACACCGGTGTTGATCGTATGAGCTTTATTGACGACCTTGCCTTTGAATACTTCTTTCAGTTTCAGATTCATCCACAGTTCTCCACTCGCGACCCAAGAACAGCCTGGACCAGATTGGACTGTGGCTTCCAAAAGATGGCCACATTTAATTGGGTTAACGTCCTGCACTGCGGCCTCACTTCATGCTCCTTGGGGTCAGACCCAGTATTTTTCCCAAATGGGCTGGTACCCTGCGAACGACCTTTTCGGAATTTAGTCGCATGGTAAATTTGATTGTCCGTGCTTTTCTCACCATGCGCTGTGCCTCACGGTAAGTGACGCTGATTCTTAACATTCTCTCCATGATGCCGGTTTTACGTTCTTCATCGGAAGTGTCGGCTGCGTCTGGGATGAATCGAAAAACGATTTCCCCTCCCGCAGCTGACACGAATTGAACCTGATGGGGTATCGGCGCTGTCCCTTCTTTGTTCTGATAGACCGCTTGCGCTTCAACCCGAATCTCCCTGTTCTTGTGGGATTGCGTGAGTTGAACCGGCATCCGGAAATCCGCCTCTTCACCCTCAATCAGTTCCGAGGGTCCTGCAATCGGCCCAAGCACAAGCAGACCCTCTTCCGGAGCTTTCACTCGCATTGCGAGCATAGGCACGAGCATTTCCTGGATCGATATTCCACCATGGGAATAGGCGTCAGGACTGAAGTTGGCCTTCGGCCTGGCCAAGGCATAACCCGTTCGTGGGAAAATGATTGATGCGAATATCTTCTGCCAACTCCGGTTTGCAGAACGGTCATAGGCCTCACCAGCATCAGGCAATCGCAGATCAGCGACCGGAAATTCAAGAACATTTTCACGGACCTTTCGGGGTGCGCCAGCGTCCCCCAATGCCTGCCTGAGCCATGCGTTGAGATAAAAGCAGTCTGTCGGCTCATTCAGCCATGACATTTCCACCCGGATGCGCTCGCGACCGATGGCGCCAAATCCATGGTCGGCGACAACAAACACCTTCGTATCCGGTGGTAGTTCGCGGATTATGGCCATGACCTCGGTATCAATAATGTTTTTGATATGCTGCTGATAAATGAAGGCGAGAGGGCGTCCCGGAACGAAACGGCCGTCGGGCAGCGCCTTGACCGGTATCTTGTGGAGCTCCTTGTCACATAGTTCGAATATGAAGAACTCAATGTTACTTGCTCGGTACCGGACGGTCTCGCCTGTTCCCATACCATCGGGGGCAACAACGTTGACATCGCCCTCATAGCCGAATTCTCGCTTCATGGCTCCTTTGAGCAAAGCATCTTCGCCACTTCGAGTGTCGAAAGAATCTGGAAACAAACCCGCAAATATTGCTTTTCTGCTGATATGCGTCTCTGACGGCAGGAGAGACGTGGCTGGGTAATCAGCGATTATCTCCATACGATCCTCAAAGATCGGCCGCACCAGCTCGTCCCAGATGTCGTATCTCATACCGTCGAAAACAAAAACCACTGCCTTCTCGCTCTGGGGGTCCCAATGTGGTTTAACACAGCGCCGCAGGAACTGGCTTGTTAACCGTATTTCCGAGGAATCCTCGGTGATCCATGATTTGTACTTCGCTGCAACCAGTAGCTGGTACCGGGCATTTACGCTCGCGAGTACCTTCTGTGTGTCGTCACGCAGCGTGCTGGTGCGTTCTCGAATACGATCCAATGCGCTCAAGAAAGCGGGTGGCAATTTATTTGCAGGACGGGGGAGGAAGTCGACGCTATAGACCAGGCGTTCGAGAGCCGACAGGTAGTATTCCAGACGGTTGACACGTCGATCATTCCATAGGGACCGAAACCACTCAAATGACAACTCTGACGTTGTTTTCACATTGAGGTTCTTGACGGCAACATCCAAACCGTCCCGAATGTCTCGGATTGATCGTACCAGCCGATATGCCGCTTTCAGATTTTCCCACGCCGGCGAAGGCCGTTGTTCGATAAACAGGTCTTTCTTGTCATCCTGTTCTGCAAAAAGCACACGGGTGACTTTTTCATGGGAAGCAATGGGGGGGGCGTCGGAAAGGAGGCTATCCAACGCCACCAATAGCGCCAAGGATCGGATCAGAGTTGAATACCTCTCTTTTTCGATCACCTCAGAAAACCGGCCGTTCGCAGCGATTTTCAACTGGTCAAAGAGGATGAGATTGAGAGACTCCTTGGTCAATGAGCTCTCGACCTCCTGGAGGTCGCTATGAGCCCGGACAGGATCAATTGAAACGAGTTCAGGAGCGGCTTTGCGAATCAGGGCGGTCTCCATCTTACTGAAGGCCTTGAGGTCCGGATCAATGCTGCTGAGTAGGAGTTTCCAATGATCGACGTGCTGGACCAGTATCGCTGAGAGATAGAAGGCCCTGACGATCAGTTCCGGCGGCGAGTCCGCGAACCAGCAAAAGGGAGCTGGGGCGCCGCGCAGTTCGTCGCGGATGGAATGCGCGACTTCCGGTGCAAGCGAAACAAGTTCTTCAAGCGCCGGATATCCGATAAGACCGATGCGCCAGTAGCTTCTTGGTTCTGGTCGCTTAAAGGCGGCCTCGGGAACGCCCAACGCCGAATAGGCAACAATCGTCTTGAAATCGCGATCGGTAAACCGAGTCGGATGCGCCGCGCGCAGGCTTGCATGTGCTTTGAGAACAGCTTCCATGCAGCCGGTAATCAGCCGCGCGAACCGTGGATCATTGGACTCTTGAGGCCAGTTTGGGTCCCCTGTCTTTTCAATGAGAAACTGCCGCAGACTGATATCGATCCGGGCCGTCTCAGGGGCCCTGGTAATAAGATCAGGATAGAAAGGTGGGGGGGCTTTGGTCAGCGAGGCGTGAGCTCTCCTTCGAGCCGGGGCGCGGTCAACGAGAAGAAGCTTCTTTGTCTCCTTGGAAGCGGTTGCCTTTTCAAAGAGCTCCCTGAAGACGAGATTTGTGGATGCGATAATCACTGTAAATCCGCTCTCATTGGCGAACCGGTGGACGGCACCGCCCGCTTCAGGAAGAAGCCGAAGCGAATCCTGGACGAGCAGGACCTGCTCATCCTTCAGCGCCTGCAGCTTCTCAAGTACCCAGCTCGAAAGCATCGACTCGCCTTCCTATTCCAATTGGAGCATTGGAATGGAGTCTTCATCTCCCTCGATTTCGGCATACTGAGTTACCAGGAACTGGCCAAATTCCTCGGCTACTTTCGTCACCTGGTCTTTCTGTATGGTGCCTATTTTGGGTCTGAAATCGGCGATTCTGACCCGTTTTACAACGATGCGTTTAAGATATCGATTGATGATGTCCACAATGCCAGGAGTTTCCTGTACCGCTTTGACGAGATACCCACGAAGCTCGTCCTTATTCTTGCACGCCAGTAATCCGGCGATGGACGGTTCCTTCTTCCCTTGCTCCAGCCGCTCTCGCACCGCGGGATTCAGAAACACCTCCATCTTTCGCCGAAATGCATGGTCGATCATTTTACTGGCTCTTTCCGCCGCGCTTTCTGCCGCTTGAGCATGGGTTAACGCATTGACAAAAGACAAACCGCATTCATGCAACGGGCCATTGCGGAGGTGATCCTCCACGGAAGCCCGTGAAGGCGATGGACATTCAAAAATCTCACTGCGAAGTTGCGTAAGGCTCTCCACCATTTTATCGGTGCTTGCAGGTTGCAGCGCCGTGATTCCATCCAGAACTCCAAGGGCCTTGATGTCATTTCCAGTGATCGTATCCTGAACCTGCTTGCGGCTGGCATCGATCCTGTTCACGAGGGATTCGTGCATGGGCAGATACACAGAGGAGTATTCACGGATCATTGCCGCTATCGTATCCATTTCTCCCTCAACCGCCGGAAAATGACCTACAAGTTCCGTCTTCAGCTTGACATCAGAGTCTATGTACTCCTTCAGATTCTGGAGCTTGATTCGAACGCTCTCGACAGCCTTTCGAGCCTCGGCTAATTCTCTTAAATCTGCCAGGGTGATGGTGCAGTAGGCATGGGCTGTTCGAATCGTAGTCTCGTATTCGAGGAAAGTCCGAATGTCACGGTAGTTCTTCAGGCGATTGGCAAGATCATCCACCTCTGCGGGAGTCGCCCTATTCGTGTCAAAAGCCTGATAGCTCATGGCCTCTTTCAGGGCGTGCAGAATAAGATGGATATCATCCCCGCCCTCGATGTTTGTTGAGAACAATTTTATGGCCTGCCCAAGTTCAGTTTCATAGGGATTACCCGTTTTCAATGCATCAAACAGACTTTGAGCGCGGCTTGCGGTCCTGGAAGACGATTCCCTCTCCTGGGAAAAGAACTGCCGCAGTCTGGCCCGGTGTTCGGAGATTACGGTATCATCCTGATTGGTAGGAATCTCGATACCAAGAAGCCTCTCAGCGTAGGGCCGGAGGACCTCCCAATTTTCAGGCTTGGCCACCTTCTGAATCTCGCCAAGAGCATCCAACACCTTCGTCGAGAATTCCACATCGGCGATATTCGAATAATCGAGTATGGGATGGGCAAGCCCGGCTTTTGCTCCTACAGTGACCCGCAAGCGTCCTTCCCGGACCAGGCAGAGCATGTAGAGTTGAACCATGCGTCGGGTGAGTCCATAGTCCTTCGGGCCGCCTATACCCATGAAGTTCTTGTAGAGGGTATCCACCTTCATGGTTTGCCCTCCATCGGCCAACTTGTCGTCTATGAATGTCCACATGTTCCTAACATAGGGATTGCCCGAAACATCCAGTTCCTTTTCGGCGGTCTTTTTCATGATTTTCAGGCCGAAGCCGAAGTTCTGGGCCGCACTGATGTTCTGGTTGGGTTTTGCCCCCTTGGGAATGCGACCGGTCTTGACGATGCCGTTTATGACCTTGACACCCTCTTCCTTGCGGAATACGAACGGCGGATCAAACTTGATGTCTCTGGATTCATATGCGGCCGTGAGCACCCGATCCACCAGCGGCGTAAGGATGGCCGCCAATTCACCGGCCACGCGGTAATCCATCTGTGAGTTGTTCAGAGCGTCGAGGCGGCCCCGGGCGTAACTGTTGTCCACGATCTTCACGATCTTGGCAAGATCGGACTGGAGCGCGTTGGAAACCCAGTTGACCACCGCGACGGCATCTTCGGTTTCCTTGCCTTGCCAGTCGGATATGAGCTTACGGTAGGCGGCGAATTCGATGAGCCGATCACGTTCCTCTTGAGTCAACTCGGCTGGAGTCCAGAGAATGACTCGTGGGTCTTTTCGCCGCTCGATCAGCTTAACCACAGAGGTATCTGCGACGTGGCGCGTGCCGATGTATACGGCAAAATCAAGGTCTGTTTGGTCGCTTTCAATGGCAGGCAAAACCTGATTTCCCGAGACCATTCGCCCGAAATCGCGCATTCCCACCCGTCCGTATATCTGCCGCCCCTGCCATAGCACATCCAGGCTCTGATCCCCGGAGCGGACAGCCCCTCGGTCCTCCCATGGCGCAACGAACGGTGCGATATTCCTGAAGGTGGACCGCACCCCGTTGGATAGATCGATGGTCATCTGGCGCGTGCGTACCGGCCATTCGTCGAGCGCCAAAAGATGGTCCCATGCTTCTTTCTGCATGGCCTCATTGGATTCCGCTTCGTCGCGGGCTTTGCCGAACTCACTCCTTGGGTCGACCCCGGTGAAGACGGGGTCAAACCGGTATCTCGCCCGCTTTTCCTCGTCGAAGGCTTGGACGATCTGCCGTAGTTCCTTCTTGAGGTTTTCGGCAATGGTTTCGTAATGTTGGTTGTTTTCGTCCGGGTTGGCGTCTGCATCCCGCTCGATGAGCACCGAGTTGGCGATCTCCTCCGGCGTGATGCCCTGCTGGCGGGTGCGGGCGATATGATAGAGAAAAAGTGTCTGGATGACCTTGACGCTCTTGTCGCGGTGCACTTTCAGGTAGCCTTTTGTCAGACCGTCGATCTGGCGCTTGCACACTTCGTAAGCCCGGTAATCCGTCTCACGTTTCGTCTTGATGGCCACCAGGCCAGCGTGGACACCGCTCGGGTCCTCTTCGTAACGCACCGCTTCGTCAAACAGCTCCCACAGGCGGATGAGCTCGCGGCCCTTCTGCTTGATCTGGTGTTTGAGGGTCTGGTGCATGAAATGGATCGCGGAGCGGGTCGTGGTCAGTTCGTAGGTGATCGCCCGCAAGACCTCGATGGCGGGTTTGTGGAATGGGAAGAAGTGGCGGAAATCCTGTTCGGCGATGCTGTTGGGCCAGGTGAATCCCCGCTTGTAATGGAGATAATAATTGCTGATGGCCGCCGGCTCCTTGATCTCCCGCACGCGGGCGAGAACGATATCGTAGTAGTCCTTGTCCTCCTCCAACAGTTTGACCAGCTTCAGCCGGTCATCGGCGATGATGTTCTTGACGCCCATCTTGCTCTCGATGGCCTGCTGAGCCGCGCAGACCGTCCAGACGGGCAGATTGTGAATCTTCGCCAGGCGATTCGATAGCACGACCAGGGTCTTCTCGTCGTCGGTCCGCTGATCTTCGTCCCGGTTCTTCATGAACAAGGACACCTCGTCCAACACCAGCAGGACGCCGCTATACCCCTCATCCAGGATGGTCTCCGTCATGTGCTTGAGGATGTCCTCGGTTTCGGCAGCGATATGAGGCTGAACCTTCAGGTATTCGGTGTAGAAGCGCCAGAGCTTGTTGCCGCAGCTCCGCTTGTACTCCGGGGTTTTGTTCTGTTGAATGGTGCGGATGAAATCGTCAACCTCTTCGAATTCGTCCTCGTCAAAGAACTTCGGGTCGCGCAGAAACTTGGCCAGGTCTTTCCGATATCGTTCCAGATCTTCGGTAATAAACCGGTCGGCCAACAGTTCCACTGGATACAAGGAGATGTTCTTGCCGAGCTCGACCTGTATTTGCTCCTTGGCCGCATCCAGGATGTACTCGGAGAGCCGCCGGCCCTTGTCGGTCAGGCCCACCGTTCCGCTGCCCGCACCCACCAGCGTTTTGACGATGACAAAGATGCCCTTGGTACCCTTGCTGCTTTTCGCCTCCAGGCCCTCCTCCCAGAAACGGAAAAGAGACTCGCGCTTTCCGCGGCCGGAGGCGTCTTCCTTCTTTTTGACGATCCCCCAGGCATCCTTGCGTCCCAGAGCCAAGGCGGCAAGGCAGCAGAGCAGATGCGATTTACCGGACCCAAACTCGGCCTGAATCCAGTACCCCTGGCCGATGGGACTATCTCTGCGCTCTGGTTTGTAGGGAGCGGCCATATTGCGCAAGACATCCGTGAGGAATGGCCTAACCGGGTCGATCTGGAACTCCTCGACGGTCTGCAACTCAGGCTTGCGGGCCTTGCGGCTGGCCTCGGAGTTCGAGTCGGCCCAGACATGCTTTTCCAGCGAATAAACGGAAATGATCTTGTCCGGGACCGTGCAGATCTCGCTTAAGTTCTTCCGGGTGGCGAAAAGATCTTCGGTACTAGGCATGGCGGTTCCCCTTGCTCATCAAAGGTATCTCGTCCTTGCAACGATTAAGTTCACGCTTACAGACGGCATAGTCTTCATCCACCTCGGTACATTCGCTTTCATCAAGCGAATCCGTGTTCAGGCCACCCCGCTCATACAGGACTGTTCCCTCAAAGTACCACCCCGCGCGTTTACAGAACCGCACCCAACTCGCTAGCGTGCTCGGCGCTGGACGGCCAATATGGGCTGAACCATCAAGGAGACCCTTGACGTATCGTGGGATACTCATAAGAAGATTGTCACCCTTTCGCCTAAACGTCACGATCTGGGCCTTCAGAAAGACCTTTTCGACCCTCCAGCCCGTCGTCACCCAGGACGAACCCTGTGGGCTTGATTTCGTATTCGCCCACCATGGCCTGTCGTGAAATGCTGTGTCGGGCAATTTCCCGCCGATAACCGAACCTATTTCCTTAAACGTTAGAGCGATTTGTTCCTGCTGAGACGGGACACGTTTGAAAAAACGACGCAGATTCTCGTAACGGTTCCGAACAACCTTCGATGCCCCGATATCACCATCGGTCCTCACAAACGTTACCCGGCCGCCTCTAAGATCTACCCTACCGATTTTCCATCCAGCATCGAGCCAGCGCACAGCATGTGTGCTTGATCTCGTATTGGCCCACCAAGGCCTGTCAATTCGAGCCGTTCGAGGCAAGCTGGTCCCGAGGATGCGCTCCAACTCGTCGAGCGAAAACAATTGTTCGCACTCGCTTCCAGGTACCCCTCGGAGGTATTCGGTCAATGGGTCATACTTCGACATAAGGTTTACGCTTTCTTCCGTTTGCGCTTCTCACCCGAATCCGCTTCTACGTTTCGGCTTAGCATGCGTGCGCAAACCTGGTAATCTTCCTCGACGCTGACCATGGCCTCCTCGGGCAGGCTATCGGGGTTGAGCCCGCCCTTCTCGTACAGGAGCTTGCCCTGTTCATAGAGCCCGGCCCGCTTGCAGTGGCGTATCCACTCGGCCAGTGTGGCGTCGTTTGGCCGCTCGTTATCGGCAATTATTGCGCCCTGCTCAAGCTGAGTGATATAGCGTTTAACCCGTCGGCCCAGCCCCTTGACTCGGGCCTCGCGCTTGGCTCGCTCCTCCTCCGCGGAGGCAGGAAGCCGCCAGGTGCCTTGCTCGGTTTTGAAGAAATAATCCGGCAGAAACTCGACCATTTGACGCCGCGGTTTGTCCTTCACCGCGTAGATGTAGTGCTCGAAAAGATCGCTGTAATGGACACCTTCGTCTGCCGGGTGTTTCTTGAGATGCCCCCTTATGAATACCCCGAGTTTCTCGGCGGACGCGTCCTCTCTGGCGTTTTCAGCTGCATCCGCCACCGCGAGTTCAGTTTCCTTGAGGTACCATCTCCCGACCTCGTGATTGCCGAAAAGATTCGGGTCCTCGTTCCGGAAAAGGTCCTTCTTGACCGGAGTTTTTATTTCCTCAGCCACGGTGCGGAGGAGTTCATCGAAGTCGTGCGCTTCCATCTGGCCGCTGCGGACCATGCGGCTCACGACTTCATCAAATATCCTGTCTTTTGTTGTACCGGGATGGCTTTCCAAGAAGTCCATAATAATGGTCAGCACCTTCTCTCTAAAAGTACGCGAGTCCTCCTTACCAGTAATCGAAACATCTCCAGCAGCTTCGCCCGCACGAGGTTTTCGGAAATTGATGACTAAGTCACGTTTTTGGACATTTGTTGTGGTTCGTTGTTTGAACGATTTGTTTCGAACTTCGATAGATATGGCCCTTGCATTGTCATCCGGGACAAATCCTGCGACGGTAAAAGCATCTTGAAGCATTTCCCAGGAACCTTCTGCCGCGTCGTGATAGCAAACAGATACCCAACGCCCCGGCTTCAGAACTCGGTACATTTCTAAGGCAGCCTGTGCCATCATGTCTGACCAACGTGAAGCGGGCTTCCCGAGTTTTTCGTTCTGTATTAGCTCATCCGGTGATTTCCAAGACAACGACATTCCCAGCCAGGCTTCGTACAGAAAGTTAAATTCACCAAAAGGAACTTTGTTCGAATATGGTGGATCAGTGAATATATAATCTATGCTATTTGCTTGGATATCAGTTAAATCGAGGGCTGACTGTGTCGATAGCAGAGTGATGGAACGAGGATTTCTTATAGCAACAATCGCATCCATCCCTTTAGCCACTTTTAAGGCTACGGACTCAAATGACATTAGAACATTTCTCTCTTTTGTCATAGGAGGGAAATTATAATTGCCAGGTATGTATCCTCCTCCCTCTTCTAAGTGCTGTGCCTTTCTTGAAAAGTTTAACAGCGCCGCCGTAAAACAAAACCTAAGTACATCCGCGTCTGAATTTCCTGCTTTCTCAATAGAGTCAATCCCTCGCATTATTGCTGCACACGCTCTCAAGTTACGTTTTGTGAAAAAGCCAGCAATAGTTTTCGCTTCTCCCAGGTTCGGTCTATAAGAAATCCATTTGTCTGAGAATTCCGCAGTTGGAAACCAGTCTCTAATCGGCTCCCTTTCGATTCGTTCGATAAGTGGTAAATCGAATAGCTCAAAGCCCCCTTTTCCTGAGCGCCCAAGATCGTTATGTGCTCGCCTTTGTCGTCTTGGGCGACAATTGCCGCTGCAATCGTATCCGGTCTCGACTGGAACCACCCCAACATGATGTGATCGAGCGGCCAGTTTATCGCCACAGTTGGGACATTCGCGGTTACTCGTCGCATCGTAAATAGGGAACACTGATAGGCATTTCAAGCAACGGTAGGTGTACGACCAAACAGTGAAAGCGATTTCAGCGCTTGATCCGCACCGCTCACAAGTGGTCGTATACAGTGGCAATATGTCCCGGTCGATTTGAGCCCTTAGAAGCCTTAGAAGTTCCACTACTCTTTCTTGAGAAGTAGGATAAGAAACATGCCTTGTAATGAAGGTGGCTGCGCCACTTAGGTCAATCGCAATGCACTGTCTGCCTTCTGCATTTGCCGCGATTGCTGTTGTTCCTGACCCACAGAAGGGGTCTAATACAAGATCTCCTGGTTTCGTGAAATGGGTGACGTACTGACGAATCGCATCATAGGGTTTCTTGGCCCAATAACCATGTATTCCGTAAACAGCGTTATCTTTGCTCGTAGTGATTGCTTTATCGAACGCGTGGAGTTCGTAGTCGTCGCTTTCCGGGTCGTAAGGCGACTCCTTGCGGTGCTGCTCCACGAACGCCCGCAGGTTCGGGTTTGGTTTATCGCCGGAATAGTAGCCCTTCGGCATCTTGGGGGTGTCCTTCTTGAAGATGCTGCCCAATTGTGAATCTTGCTTCTTGGACATGGCTATTCCCTAATCTCCCAAAGATGGTTCTCGGCAATCAGGTTCGTGGGCAACGTGTAGTCCCCCTTCTCCATTTCGTGGAACATGGTTATCCGGCCGCGCGACCGCCGGCCCGGCAGCAGGAGCAGCACGCGGTCCTCGTCCGCCGCCATGGTCCGAAGCAGGTTCAGCTCGATATGATAGGCAAAGAGCATCTCCAGATTTGAAAGAACCAGAATACCCTTGCCGGTGAGGTTCGCGCGCAGGAACCGCTCGAAGGCCCTGGCTACGTGCGCTGCCGTGGGTTCGGGCCGCTTGGCTTCGTTTTCAGCGAGCTGCTTGAACTCGTCATCCGGAATAGCGTCCAGGATGCCCCGGTTCACGTTGACGGGTTTGGAGAAGGGGTCACCCCCCGTGGTCTTGGCCTGATGCAGTTTATTGACGAAGCCGTCGAGCTGGCGGTAGGTACCCAGAACGCCGTACAGGTGCCGCCCGCCGGGCACCGTGAGCTTTTGACGAAGGGCTTCGATGATCTCGGTGGACTTCATGCCTTGTTCCCTCCGGAGACGATCTGCCCGACGACTCCGGCGAGCGTGTGCTTTGTCGTGAACTGGCGAGTACTGTCGATCTCCGAGACCTTGCTGATGAGCCCCCGGTTGCGCAACTCGTAGAGGGAATGAAGGAGCCGCTCCGGATTCCAGAGCATGGCCCGGATCATGCGGTTCTCTTCAAGCTGGCGGATGTCGAACATGCCCGGTTCGGGAAATTCGCTGTGCAGGACAAAGGCGAACGATGCTACGGGTATGTCCCGATAGGCGTAATTGATCTTCGTTCTGTCGGCCTTGGCGATGCCAGCCGCGCTAAGGGCATCCACGATGGCCTTTCCGCAATCCACGATACTGATCGCGCCGGGGAATTTCTCCGAGAGGCGCTTTCGAATTCGCTCGCGGCTCAGACGCCCGGTGCCGAGGTTGGGCAGGATAAGGTCCTCGATGATCTCGACCTCAAGCGGTTCAGACTGCAAGAAACGGTAAAAGCAGACATCCCGCAGTTCCTGGGTCTCCGGGAACACCTTTGAGAAAGAGCGCAAGGGACCGTCCGCATAACCGTCCGGGAACATCCTGCGAGTGATGTAATTGGCGTAACGATGCCGCGTCTGTTCAGCGCTGAAATGGAGCTTGGCCCGAAGGAAGGATCGTATTTCGTCCAGAGATTCGGTATCCGGAAGGCTCGGCAGTATCTGAATGGCCTCTTTGAGGACCGCCTTGCCGAACATCTCGGTGCCGCGCCGGGGTTTATCCTTGATGGGGGCCGGTGGCTCCGTCTTCTCGGGGGAAATGACCTCGAAAAGGGTCGCCTGGATCGCGGGTTTGCGAGCTTCTTTGGCAGGCTGTTTATCGGTGTGCTGTTGTCGAATCCAGCCAACAAGTCTGAGAAGGACCGCGCTGTTTTCCTTGATACCGTCCGACTGGAAGAGCGTTTCCATCGGGGCCACCAACAGGCCGGAGAGGCCGCCGAATTCCGCGAGCAACCGCTTGGCCAGCGGTTGGACATCCTTCTGCGGGATCGCATAGGTCAGCAGAAGCTCGAGCAGGGCCTCTTCAGAATGAGAGCTTTCCTCGCCGCTCACGAAGCGGTCTCGCAATCGTTGCCGATGACCTTTGTTTTCTGATTCTGGCATCTTTTTATCTCGACCTGTCTCTGAGACCTGGGTTCTACAGACGGGGTTAACGGGAAAGGCCTCTTTCACCCTGCGGGTCTTATATCGCACAGGATAAACTTGCCCGTCTTCGTCTTGTACGCATCTACGACGACGCGGCGGTTCACCATCGGCCCGAGTACGTCGTCGACCTGATCGCCTGCGCCGGTGATCCTGACGGATTGCCCCTCTGCCGACACCTCGATCCAGTCCTTGTCCAAATGAAGTGCCCGTAGGATGCCCGTCAGTTGAACCTCTTCGTGCTGTGTTGGCTCCACCGCAGGTACCGCCTGGCCTTTCAGAGTCTGCCCGATAGCCTCCCGGGCAGCCGGTAGCAATACGACCGGCCTCGCCGTGGGGGAAGTGCTGGGGCGTACCTCAAGGCGGCCGAAATCCTCCCCTGTGGGAGCTAGGTTCCGGGTCATCCGAAGGAAGGTCTTGCGGTAGTCCGGGTCCGGCACGATCTCGGGGAGCGCCACTTCCGGATCCTCGATGCTTGCCTTGACGATCTCGATGAATTTGGCGGCGACTTTTGCGGCCTCTATCCTGGCTTTCGGGAACAGCTTCAGTTGGGCCGGTTCCTGAACGCAGACGGCGAACTGGTAGCTTCCGGGGGCCGCCTGGAACAGCCACGGACGGAACGCCTCTTGGATTTCTGCACTCGCCGGACCACGTTTCCGATGGGGCATGGCGACGAGCATCTCGGCCGTGCGGTAGAAGATGTTGCGCACCTCCTCGACCTTGCGCACGATCAGCTCCAGGGGGGCGCCGCCGGCCACCGTCTCGCCGCCCTTGACGGAGACGAGGACCTCTCCGCCGGTGAACTTGACGCCGGCCCTCTCCCGGACAATATCGTTCCACATCATTTGAAGGAGCATCTGAAGCTGCTCGACGGCAAAGGCGGGAAGCAAATCGGTGGCGAGCCATTTGTGAGCGAGGCGTTCCGCTTGGGCGAACTCGTGAGCCTTGTACCACAGGGCGACGGCGCTGACGGCGGTTACGCCCAGGGTCCGGGCCTTCTTCACATCGAGCGCCTCAATCGCACGCATTTCCGCCTCAGCGGCTTTCAGGTAGAGCTCGCGGCCGACGGCCACGTCCCCGTGATTGACGGCAAGCTCCGCCGCGCTCGCAATCTTCTCGCTCTCGACGTGAAATTTGGCCCAGGTCATGTCGTCTCCAGGACCTGCAGCATGACGAGTTGAGCACGAAACCCGACCACCCCCGCCATCGCAGGGAGGTTGCTGGCCCCCGCTGCCGCTTGGCTCAGCTTGTCACGGAGGCGCTGCGCGACCTCGGACGCGCCACCTCGGTCCGTGCCGGACACCTCAAGGCGGATACAGGCTTCGATGTCTTCCGCGGGCGCGTCAGCCGGAGCGATGTAGTAGTCAGCACCCGTGCCCGTCTCGGCGCGTCGGACAGCCACGAAGCCCCCTGCCAACTCGGCTGCGGCGAGTGCAACGGCATACGCTCCCGCTTCCGTCGCGTCGATCTCGTTGGCCCACGCGTTCCGGCAGCGGTCATCCGCTGCTTTCCATGCGACGACCGTCCGGATGTCCCTTGCGGTTCCGTCCTTGAGCATGAATTCCGTCGGAGGAGCATGGTGACGGTCCAGGCATATGCGCGCAGCCTGGAGGTAATAAGCGGCGATTTCCGGGGTCAACCCCGGATGTCGTTCCGCCAGCTCGTTTATCGGTAGGTCCGGCAACGTCATCTGCGGCCCTCGATGCCGTTGTATGTACGACCAGTAGATGATACCGCGGATTCCCCCGAATGGCCCCTGGATTCCAACTTCCGCGCTTCGGGTGTCGGTACCAACGTCGTGGAAGCTCGGAGCCACTCCGCGGGGTGGGTGAGCGAACTTCAAGAAGACGACACGCCTACACCAGGAGTTTGCGGTACTGCAGAACCTGTTCGCGGCGATCCGTGATGGGTTCGACCGCGCGCAGAATTCGTTCTGTGACAGTGGGGCGGCGGGTGATCTCGGACATGCTCAGGATGTGTTCCTGAATCTCCGGAGATAGCCGCAGCATGCCCATTACCTGGGTCACCCTGGCCCGAGTGATTCCCTCCTGACAGGCGATTTCGGCCTGATTGGCGATCGTGCCGGACTCAAGCAAGGCTTGCCATTCAATGGCCTTCCGGAGGAATTCGACCACTCGGGGTGTCTTGGGTTCTCTGGGCGGTTTGTAGTTGCCTCGGCTTGGCGGTGCAGCGCTAACCACCCTGTCGGGTGGCACACGGCGCGCCAGGACGCCGATGTTGCCGGTTTCGAAGGCCCCCTTGTGCCCCAGGGCGATCTCGACCCGTTGTTCGCGGTAGGAGGCCATGGGGTCGCGTTGCTGACCTTGGATGGCGCCGTGGATGATTCGGAAGTAGATCTCTGGCTCGATCCATCCCGGGCGGGTTCGCATACTGTTACATTTGGGGAGCCAAACAGGACTCGAACCGGCTTCCCGGGCGGCGGTCTTTGAACCTACCTAAACAATCTTTTTAACGTCGGATACATTTCCCTTAAGGTTTTTCCATCCAATTGTGCGACTTTTTCCGAAATCCAATTCTTGATCTGACTTTCGCCGATAGGTCTCGTCCACAGGAAGACGTCTTCGGCTTTCAGGTCGGTATCGGGAGGTAGGCCGAAATAATCGCCTATCTGCCTCAAATTCGTTCTTGTCGGTCGTTGAGCGCCTTTTATCCAGCGTGACACCGTTGTAACGTCGATTCCGAGCTTTTCGGCGAATTTCTTTTTTTCGCCGTGCGGGAGCGTGCTGATGAGGAACCGGATATTCTCGGTGAGAACGTCCACCTCCTGAACTGCAGGAAGGTCGCCGGATAGTTCACTGGGCTTGAGCCCGGTTTTTCGTGTGAGAATTTCCCCTTCCTTCGCTGTCAGGGGTTTGCCTTCACCCTCCAGAAGGGCGTTGGCCCTCTCAGAGGTGCATCCCAACCAGGTGGAGAGCCTGGTTTCCCAGTTTCTCCGCTCTTCACCTTCCTTCCAGAGCAGATACCGGATATTCCTCGCAACCCCGTCCATGCCCCAAGTTTCGCATATGCCGAGATCCAGTGCAAACACTTGACGTATTAAGGGCCAAACGCAGATTACACTTGACGCAAATAGGCACACTGTGCTTATAATACCGAGTATGGGCGCTAATTATAGGCGAATCACGGGCCAGACGTGGATTTTAAGGATACGGGGTCGCAAGATCGGGTGATGGGAGATCCGGCGGACGACATTTGCGGGACGGCAGAGAAACCACCACGCGATGTGTGGTGTCCTGCCGACAATCCGTATTTACGGGAGTTTCTGGATCTGATCGCCGAGATTCTTGTCACCGAATATCTGCAGTATGCGAGCGCGAACGACCAGAAAGGAGAACGCTCATGAGAGCTGCGATTTACGCACGATACAGCACCGATCTTCAGAGTCCCACCAGCATCGAGGATCAGGTTGCGGCCTGCCGGCGAGCGGCCGAACGGCACGGCTACACGGTCCTTGAGGATCAGATCTACTTCGACAGCGCCGTTTCCGGATCCAGGGATGACCGGGTGGGCCTCAACACGCTCATGGAGGCGGCGAACAACGGAGCTTTCGACGTTCTCCTGGTGGACGACCTTTCACGTCTCTCCAGGAATCAAATCAAAGCGCTGACGATCTTCTCCCAATTCCAGTTCATGGGTCTTACGATCCTGTCGGTTTCGGACAACATCGATACCTCGGACGAACGGTCCTTCCTGCCCGTCGCAACAAAAAGCATGTTCAACCACATGATGCTCTACGACATTCGAGACAAGACCCTCCGGGGGCAGAAGGGCCGCAAAGAGCGCGGTTACTTCGTCGGGGAGGGAACGTTCGGATACAAGTCTTTTCCCGTCGGCAAAGTCTACGTTGATCGGAAAGGCCAGCAACGCCCCGAGGGCTATGATATGCAAATCAATCCCCAAGAGGCGGCGGTAGTCCGGTGTGTTTTCGAGGAATATGCGGATGGAGTTTCTCTGACGAGGATCATTCAGAGGCTGAATCAGGACGGAACTCCGACCCGTAAAGGGAATGTCGGGAAATGGGCGACGAATCCTGTTTTCGGGATGGTGAGGAATGAGAAGTACATCGGCAAGTGGGTCTGGAACCGCCGCGGGTGTCGACGGGAACCGATTACAGGCAAGGTCCGGACCTACGAAAAACCGCAATCCGAGTGGGTCGTGATCACGCGGGAAGATCTCCGGATCATCCCGCAAGAACTTTGGGAACGTGTCCGGAAACGTCTCGAGGAGAACAGGCGTGTCTGGCCGGGGGGCAAGGGGCGGCGTGGGTTTCATGGACAGAAGGGTAATGCAAAGGCCATATACCCTCAGGAACTGTTGTCCTCCGCGATGACGTGCGGGGTCTGCGGGGGTACCATCGCCAAGGTCAGCGGAAAGGACAGGGGGTATTACGGGTGTCTCAACGCGGCGAGGAGATCATGTGGAAACCGGACCTTGGTCCGGAAAACGATTGCGGAACGGATCATCCTTGGCGCGGTATACGGGAAGATCTCGGACGCCGAAGCGCTGAGCTACCTCTTCCGCCGTGTTGAAACTCTAACCGCGAAGGAACTGGCAAAGAGCCCGGAAACCATCCTCCGGAAGGAAGCGGAGCATTCGGATGAGAAGCGCAAGAGGGACAATCTGCTCAAGTTCATCATGGAGGGGAAGGCGGGTCACCTGAAGTCGGTCGCCGACAGCCTTGGCTTGTGCGAAAAGAACGTCGACCGGTTGGGGACCGAGCTCGAAGCTCTTCGCATGAGCGACAAGCGCCGGTTCAAGGCTCCGCCGAAGGAGTGGATCCTGGAGCGGGTGACCGACTTCAAGGGGATCCTCGAACAGAAGACTGAACGGGCGGCATTGCTCCTGAGGAAGCTGCTGGGGAAGATTCGTCTCGATCCGGTCACCCCCCTGAAGGGGCGGCCATACTACCATGCGATGTCGACCCTCGACGCGCTTGTGTTGATCGAGCACAAAACTCAAGAACCAGAGCCTCCCGTGAAGGGAAGCCCCGGTTCGACGACTTTCCGATGGTGGGCGCTACAGGATTTGAACCTGTGACTTCCACCGTGTGAAGGTGGCACTCTACCGCTGAGTTAAGCGCCCTTGAGGGACCTATTCTACCTGGGCGGGGACACTCCTTCAACGTGAAACTTGGATCAAGGAATGTCCCCGTTCCCTGGCGCCTTCTGTCCCCGGCGGAGTCGCCGCAGGAGGGGGGCGCAGTGAGGTAAAGCGCAGCCGTGCAGGTTCACCGCACGGCGAGCCACGAACGGAGTCCCCCTCCGAGGCGG